GCCAGTCTTGTGGTAGCTTCCATGAGATATACTCTTGTCTATCTACCAACTCCATAACTGCTTGAATAAATCTAATATCTGCACGGTTCCAGTCATCTAGAATCAGAATACCACCACCTTCTTTATCAGCTATCCATTCAGGTGGACAGTAAGACATACGCTTCTCACCTGTAAAGTCATAACCTTGTTTACTATACTGATCAATAGCGTTCTCATCTATCCATAGACATTCACCTTCAGCTTGTACTGTTTCAGTAACTCTCTTAAGAACTTCTTTACCATTAGGTAATTTAATCTTCTTCATTACTTCTTTAGTGGTTGTACCTGCACCGTCTTTACACATTTGGAATTGTCTGATAGGAAAACCTACCAAGTCACCAAGCTCCTCAATCTGAGCAAGGTTTAGTTTTACAAGATTAAGTTTGTATTCTTCTGCAATTTGTAAAGCAACACTGGTTTTACCCAAACCTGATTCACCAATAATTTCTGTGGCTACAGGTTTCTTACCGTTCTTTTGTATGTATCTATTGTTGTCAATGATATGTTGCAGAAACGTTTTCATTTCTGCTGAGTCTAAGCTTACTTGATTCATTTTATTTTATAATTCTAATTTAATTACTTGTCCAGGAAGTTCATCATACGCACTTCCCCTTGATGATATTACCCATAGGATATTACCTTTTGCACCTTCTGGTGCAGAGCATTCCCCGTCTGTAAAATAGAACAAACAACTGTACTCTTTCTGATGCTCATTATAGTAATCTATAACAGGCTGAAAGTCAGTCCCTCCTCTACCATGGATCTCTAGATCTTTCTTAGGATCAAATTTACCTATGTAAGATATAGCAGTATCACATTCTATAATAGTAACTTCTGAACCTGTCTTCTTCATGTGATATAATTCACTAAGAAATTCTTTGAGTTCATTAGTACTAACAGAACCTGATGTATCTATAGCAGCAAGGATGTGCTTGTGCCTTTTAATCTTCAGACCTGGATTATCTGGTAGTCTTTTATTATACTTACGTCTAGATTTCTTAGTGTAAGTTTTAATAGACCTGCCTGCAAATCTTCTCATGTAACCTTTCCAATCAAACTTAGGAGGATCTATATGTTTTAGTCTTTCTAAGATCTCTGCAAATTCTCCTGGTACTGTTCCGCGGCTTTTCTGCACTTGGTCTGCAACCTGTTCTACTATGTGTTTGGTTTGTGATTCAATTAGTTTTTGAGTAGCTTCATCTAATTCTTCTACTTCCTCCCAATCATGATCAGGAATCTGTATCTTCTCACCATTAGGAAGTTCACATTCAGATTCACCATTACTAATTGCATTCATTATGCACTGCATAGTTTCTTCTTGCTCTTGCATTAACTCCATTAACTTATCATAGTAATACCTAGTACCGGCACGTTCTTCTAAGTCTAGTTCTGGAAAAGTATCTAAGAACATACCTCCTTCAGGAAGCCAAGATCTCTCAATGTATTGATTAATCTCAAGATCCATAGCTATGTTTAGTACCTTCTTGTTAGAATACTTTGTAAAGTTTACAAGATGAAAGAAACCAATATGTAATAACTCATGTTTTAGTATACCCACTTTTTGTTCCATAGGTAAGGGTTCCCAGAAGCTTGGATTAATTGCCAGCTCATAGTTAATTCCTTTTAACCTAACACCTGCTGTGGGTAACTTATCAGACCATACCTTATTGAGAGACATCAGCAATAAGCCATAGAAAGGTTCTTTCAACATGAGTTCTTTAGATGCTTTTGCTAAAGATTCTACGTTTGTCATTCTTGTTTTAGTTTAATTTCCATATTAATGTTTTGGACAAAATCATATCCTAAGTTTAAACATTCATTAGTTAAAAACTGAGAAAAGTATTTTAAGAATAGCTGCATCTGATCCGGCTTATGTTTAGCTTTTAATATGTGATCAAAGATGTCTTTGAAAGTTAACCGTAATACTGTGTTATCTTTTTTCTTCTTTACTTTATTGATGTATGTCCAAGCTTGAGTAGTTTCATCTTCCCATTCTTTCCAATTAGCTTTTCTACCTATTTTAAATGCTAGTAGTATAGCTATTGGATTGTCTTTTACATTTTGTTCAAGAACTGATAAAGCTGTCACTCTATCTTCCTTATTATCTGCATCTAGCATTTTAATTATATTTGCTAACTTGTCTTCTTTTATAACCATTAATCATTTAGTTTTTCAGTTCTTATCATCCACTCTGGTGGTTTCTTTGCATGTATATTATCCACCCATTCTTTTGCAGTGGGTATGTAACCATAACAGTCTTCTCTTACATGCTGCTCACCAACGTATCTTGTATATACTCTTTTATTATCAGAGTTTAAGAAACTTTTTCCAAAGTGTTTTTCACATTCAAATATACCTTCTGAATGATGTCTAAATAGTCTATGCTTACTATGCCCATACCAGGCTTTAGTTTCATCAAACCATTCATGTATGTGTAAATAATCTTCTGGTACTCCTCCAAACTTTTTTGCTGAAGATTTAGCATGCTGTAAAGGATGTGCCATTACAGCTCATCTTTGAATGAACCCTCATGGCCCCAGTGCTCTGTTTGGGTATAGTAAGTATTGTTATCTATAAGATATGACAAATCTTCTAACCTTAATGCTATGTAACCATAACCACCGTCATTGTTCCACCAATCTTCTACAGTATTAAGTTTCTCATGAAACAAATCTTCAATTAACTTTTCTGTTCCAACAGGAGCTAAATCAACATCTACATAATCACTAAGGTGATCTCCTCCATCTAAACATCCTGATTCAAAATGTTCTGCAAAACCATCACCAAAGTAATAAATGTATTCTATTGCACCAGAGTCTCCTCCACCACAATAATATGCAAAGATGTATTCACATCCCAAATCTCTAAGTGACATAACTATTTTAGTTAAGCTTATGTCTTTATCTTCAGTTGTATTATAATAACTCATAACTTATAAAATTTACCTAGTATATTACCGTTTAAATATTCTTCTTTTTCTAGGACTTCCCTAGTAAACTGATATTTAGTTTCATAGTATGTAAGTTCCATCTTGGAAAAACATATTCTTACCATATATCTTTTAATAGGGATCCCTGCTTTATGCGCATCTTGTAAAACTTTATTACTACTGTAATAGTTTTGGTAGCTAGGTTTAATAACTAACTCATACTTTTTAGCACGCTTGTCTGTCATAGCTGCTAATTTCTTTTTACCAAACTTCTTTTTTCTAGTACTAAAAAAGTTTTTCTTACCCACATATCTTACTGATTTACCATCAACAATTGCTTCCATCTCATACACAAAGCCAACTGCTCCTTCTGGAATCATGTCATCAGTAAATTCTTTTGCTTTATATAACCAACTCATGGTAGTTCTTTTAATGTGCCTGTTAGTGCTTTAGTTAGTACCGGATATAATGATACTCTTGTATTTCTTATACCGTGAGCTTCTACTGAATCTGCTAGATCTTTCTCTAGCTTTAGATGTGCTCCTGGTATATCATACAATTCTTTGTAAGATGCCATAGCTTTAACACCAGCTTCATCATTATCAAAGAGAGTACATATAGCAGTATATTGTTTTTTAATATAGGTCATTACTTTATCAGGTAACTTACTATTCTCACTATCTGGTGCTATAACTTCTGCATTCTTAAAACCTAATTTCATAAAGGCCATAGCATCTTTTAAAGAACTGCATATAACTAAGTAAGGTACTTCATATGTTAACTGATCTAAACCCTGTACATGGTTAGCTACTTTAAAGAACTTGTAGTCTTCTGACTTGGGCTGATATATTTTGTACAGTTCACCATTCTTTTTAAAATAACCATATATTCTAGCACCTCTAACAGTGTGACTTTTATCAGTACCTTCCATGGTCATAGTAAATTCAGACAAAGGAGCTACGTTATAGTTCTCTAATAGCTTGGATGTAATCTTGTAACGCATCCAATACTTTTGATCTACATCTGTCCAGTTACGTAATTTGTAATTACTAATCTGATACTTAGCTCTTTTTCTAAATTCTGTAATAGCATACTTACCATTAGTTAATAGATAGTCATTGTAATCATTTATAATTCTGTGTGCTGCTTCCCAACGTTTGTTGTAATTAAATAACTCCTTAACTAAATTTATAGCGTCACCACCTTTACCTACAGAAAAATCTTTAAAACAATACTTGTCTTGTTTGAGAAACACAAAGAATGAAGGTTTAGTATCTTTAGGGTTAAAGATAGAATGCATTTTAACATCTTGACCACTAAGTTTTTCAGGTAGGTTTAAGTAATGCTCAAAAGGCCAAGCTCTAGGTACGTCTTCAATAGCTTGTATTATTGATGTTGTCTTTATCATATATAAATGTATTTAGACAACAAAGGGGGCTATTAACCCCCTTGCTGCTGTAATTTTTAAACTAACTACAGATCAAAATCTGTATTATTGTTGACATCAAAAGGTGCTTCCTCTTCCATGTCTTCTCCAAAGCTAGTAACTTCTTTAGGTTCTAGCTTAATCATATGTTCATTAGGGTTAAATGTAACTATCTTAGAAGGTTTTGCTCCTTCTAATTCCATAGCTACTGTACCTCTAGACATTTTAGGAAAGTGTAAATCAAAGGCGGTGTAACCGTTTTTCTTTTCATACTCTTTACCTGCTACAGTCATGTTAAAGTATTTATCTTTGTAAACATCTGACTCATTAAACGCATCTATAAATTCCTCTATGGTTTCATATTTACCATCAGCACTTTCAAACCAATCATATCTATTTGTTGCATAACAAATGTTTCTGATTGCTTTAACAATTTCCATGTCTCTGCTGATCTCTATACCACTAGGGGTAGTACCATCTTTATAGTAATATCTATTAGTTTTAACTTGACCTACTTGACCTTCATGTCTACCTTTAGACTCATCATTTACGTCACGGAAGAAACCTTCAAAACCTTCAATAGGTTTAGTCTCTACACTTAGTTCAAGATAATAACCTTTATCATTTTCCATAAAAGGAAATCTTACTAGTTTGATACCATTTATTTTTAAGGTGTGATTACCTGGTTCAATTACTTTACCAATCCCACCGCCACTGCTATCAGGGGCTACGTCTTTTGTACTTATCATTTTTACTTTTTTAAAATTAATCAATATATACTTTATCCCATGAAGTAACTAAACCTTTATCAGTCATTTCACTGATAACAATCTCTTGATTTCTCAAGTGTTCCGGTCTAGCACCACAAACTATAGCGTCATTAGTTGCAAAACTAAGAATATTTTTGTTACCTTTTCTATACAGATACCCAATAGCATCTGATTGAGAAGTAACAATCCTCTTCATTTTACCCGTGAGATCTAAATCTCCTGAGCTAAATTCACCACCAGACTTTTCTAGTAACACATCTTTAATGTGACCAACTAGAATAACTCTAGGAGCAAGGGTTTTAACATATTCAATAATCTTAGTCATAGCTTCTCTTAGATAAGAGTAGCCTGCACCATTAGGTAGGTTTAAGATATTACCATATTGAGCTTTACCGCTATCTCTAGCTAATTGACCATCAGCCCCTTTCTTAAACCAACTTTTACCCATAGCTTTTTTAGAATAAAGAATTTCTGCATATGGTATACAGACTTCTTCTAAAGCTGTTATAGTGTCTAGAGCAATATATTTGTAAGGATTACCAGCTTTTTTGATTTCCTCACCAATCTTTTTTATATCCTCTACACTAGTAGCTTTAATTTTTAAAGCCTCTACGTAATCTGTACCACTTTCTAAGTCTATTATTAAGCAGTCTTCTAAGTCTGCTAATAAGGCAGTCTTACCTACCTTTGGTTTAGAAAAGATAATAAGATTCTTAGGGCTTTGGGTTTCAGCTTTAACCTTTTTTAAAGGTAATTTAATTTCTGACATTATTTGAAATTTTTGGTTATTAATTCATTTAGCCACTTCTTGTGACTTACAGGCTTCTGCCATTGAATAGCTGCATAATCACGTAACGTCATAGCATCATAAGGAACATCACTAGACTTTTTATCAAACTCTTCAAAGAGTTGAGGTTGGTCTTTTGATTCTTCTTTATGCTCTTCCGCTACATTTATTAGCTCATCTACAGGAATTAAATATCTAACATCACCAGTAGTAGGATGTGGATCAGAAGCTTCATACTCTTCTTCATAGTGTGGATTATATTTCCACTTATAAAGTATTCTTTCTGGATCTTCTGGTTCATATTCCCTACTACAAAATTCTGTATAGATGTCTTGTTCACCATACATTTCTTTTGGATAGAAACCTATTATTAATTCTCCATTATGCTTATACGCCATGCGGGGTATAAACTTAGGATTTGTTACACCTTCCTTTTCAAACAACGGCTTGTGCTTTTCCATAAGCAAAAGAACCTTTTCCCTTTTAGTAGGACCTTTTTCTTCTTGTTTACTTGTTGTACTTATTGCCATTTTTAAAAATTTAATTAGTGCTTACTCTTTTTTGCTGAATACCTGGGGTAGGCATCTCATGCACTTCCATCTTGTCAAACATTGCTTTAAAGAAACTCATTCTTGTATCACCATTTCTACATTTTAAGAAATGAAACACAAGAACAGTATCATCTTGTATTATATACCGTTCAGGTCCATAATACTCAATGTACTTATTAGCAGGTCTGTTCACACCAATAACCATATCAGCGTGTTGAAATAATGCATCTCCACCTAGAATATCTGTTTCCAAAATGTAATTACCGTATTTGCCGTTTTCATTTCTTTCAGGAGACTCAACATGTCTACCAAGCTGTGAAAGAATTACAAACGCTATAGGGTAACGTCTTTTGAGTGCGGTTAATGCTTCACCTAAATTGTAAAGCATATCTGTTTTGGATTCACCTTTCTCTTGTTTTAATAAGTAAGAATGATCTAAAGTGATTACTGTATTAGTATACACTTTAATACCGTCAACTGTTTGTGAATGATTTTCCATATAGTTAGCTACTATATTTTTCATCTGTTCTACAGTACACGGGTTTTCTACAATATCTACTGGACATTTGTCAATATCTACTGCTTTTTTTGCATGTTGATACAGTGTATTTAAATCTGCATCTGATAATACGTTATTCTGATAAGCACTACAAACATATTTGTAAGGCTTACCTAACACTGAACAAAATTCTCTAACCTTTGATGCTCTAGCTACCATTTCAAACTGAAATTCTAGAACCCTAATGTTATGTCCTTTGTTCTGTACAAATCCTTCTCTAACAATCTGATCTTTAATAAGAGTTTTACCAGTACCTGGTCTTCCACCTATTACCGTCATAGAATGCCACTCAAGCCCATTTACACCAGCCTCATTTACTTTTGGCCATGGTGTTTTAAAACTTGTAACAGTTCCTTGTTTTCTAGCATTTACATATACTAGAGCTTCTTTATATGCCGCACGTTGATCCTTCCAAGGAGTCCTTGAGTTACTCATTTAATTTATCTAATTCAGTGTCTGTTTTTATCCCTACTAAAGCTTTCATAAAGGTACTAAAAATTTCACCAAATCCGGCAAGAATCTCAATAATAATAAAGTGTACAAAAGA